ATGTCCAATAACTGGTTCTTTCCAAATCCATAACTGATTTTGAACCATCTTTGATTCTGGCTGACGAACCATTTGGGTTCTAATCTTATCGGTTAATTCGGCGTCAAATACGTTATCACCTGAACCTAAAAAGTTACATTCTAATTCCTGAGAAATTTTTCTCTTATCAAATTTTAACTTTTTAGCCATTGTTTCAAACCAACTTGAACATACTTTGTAACCATCATCCATTAACTTTTTAAATTCAACAAAATCTCTTTGACTTGTTGGTATTCCATCAAAACTTATAATTTCGGGATTCGGATATTCTTCACGATTTAAAAAATAATGTATTAAATCTTTTACTTTAATAAAATATAAATCTTTTGTGTATCTTGGGTCTCTCCACCAGAACATTTCCGTTACTTTAAAATTGTTCATTCCTTTAACCGCTTGTTCGTAGATACTGTAATAAATTGCATCATATCCGTTAGGGGTTGAAATAACAATAACTTTACCACCTGTAGATAACGACGCCATACAAGCCGCCCAAAAATCATCATTGGCTTCAATGTAAGCCGCCTCGTCAAATATCAATACGGTAGGGGTATAACCACGAAGTGCGTCAGGTGAAGTTGCAACCGCTTTAACCTCACACCCATTTGATAATTTAAAGTGTCTTTGTGAATTCTTTTCAGTTGAAAATGTTACACCCATCCAATTAGGCCACTGTTCTGTGAACCCTCTAATCTTATTAGCAAATTCTACAGCGGTATCTAATTTGTTGGCAATTACAAGAATTTTTTCAGGTTTTTGTTTGTTGGCAAAAACAACTTTTTTAGATGCCCAAGCGGCTGTAACGGTAGATACACCTGCCTGACGATATTTTAAGGCGATGTTTTCCTCGTAGTTATCGTAATCTTCTACTAATGTTTCTTGGTCGGGAAATAAATCTAATGGAACAAATTTTGACTGCGTATTGTCATACGTTTGTAGATAGGTTCTTAAGGCGTAAGGGGTGTTTTTAACACACTTGGCGTATTCTATAAGGGCTTGTTCTTTTGTGATACTCATCCCTTATAAATACTCCGTTACTTATTTGGCGGAGTATCTATACCTAAATCACTTAAGAAACTCAAGTCAATATCATCATCGTCATCTGAAGATGGATAACCCATGTCATCTTCGTCATCATCTTCATAATTTGAATTACCTAAAATTTCTTCTAAATCTTGTTTGTTCAGTTCATCAATAATTTGGTCAGCAATACGTTCCATTTCTGTATATGCCGTTGCATCACCCTTATTAACTCTTTGTGCTAAAGATGTGAATTTGTTTTTTGGTAATTTAGAAAATTCTCTAAAGATTAAACTTTGAACAATCTTCATGTTATCTTCCAATACTTTTGCTGGGTATGATTCTAACAATTTTTCCCACAAATATGTACCTGTGATAATATCAAATATTTCATTTACTAATGTATCGGCAGTTTGCTTAACCATTTGAGCCTGAATTGGGTCAGTTGGTAAAGACGTTGCTCCTAAAATATCATAATAACCTTTAATTAATTCATGAACCAAAATCGGGAACATAACAGCTTTTGCTCTAACAACAAAATTTCCTGTGTATTCACCTTCTTCATCTTGTTCCATTTCAACTTCTTCAGAACCACCCATGTTTTGTCCTGCTGCTGCCATTTGTTGTACCATTTCAGGTGGTAATAACCAATACAAGTAATCATTCATCGCCATCAAAGCGCCATACTTGTCAGTAATACCAGGTTCCATTTCTTCCAATGAATCTCTGATTAATTCAAACATAAAGTGTCCTTTTTTAGCCGCTCCTTGAATGATTGCGTTCATAAATCTACGTTTTGCAACCATGTAATCAAAGTTTTCAAACGCATCTACAAATTCTTCTAAATCCTCACCAGAATCTTCAAACGCTAATTCAATATCTTCAGACGAAAACTCTTCAGGTTCTGCTTGGAAATTTTCATTTCCCGCATCACCCATTCCAACTAACTTAGGGTCAAATTGAATAAACTCGGCGTATTTTGGGTCAACCAATTCATTTGATACTAAATCTTTAGCCAATTGTTCAAGTTCTTGTCTTCTTGAACTTTCAAATTGAGTAACTTCACCAAACAATCTCATCATCATCATTTGAAGTCCCCCCATATTGTTAGGAACATTCATTCCCAAATATCTTTCAAGTTTTGTTACAACATCTCTAAATCTTTTAGATGCTGCAATTTCTTCAAACGATTGTCTATCATCTTCACCTTTTTTAGGGATAAATGGACTATTAGAAAGTGGTGTTTCACCTCTTTCAATTGCACTTTTTAAATCAGGGTTAATTCTAAAACCTGTTGGTTCATCAATTGGCGCTTCAAATATTTTTCTTTTGTTTTTCATTATTTTAAATTATAACCCATTGAGGTGAATGTATTATAGCTCAACCATTTTGGTCCTTTAGCTTTTGGATTTGGTTTTTGTGCCGGTTCAATCTTAAATGGATTTTTCTTACCAGGTGCTTTACTTGGTGTTTTTGTTGGTGTTTTAACAGGTGCCTTTGTAGGTGCAGGTGCTCCAACTCCAGCTTCGGTCATTTCCGCTTTTGGATTTGGTTTTTGTGATGGCTCAATCTTGAATGGATTTTTCTTACCAGGTTGTTTAACTTTTTCACCAGGTTTTACAGTTGGTACCTTTGTAGGTGCCGGTGCTGACTTTGTTGAACTCTCTAACATTTCCATTAATTTGGCCTTAGTGATATGTTCAGGTATATGCCTTTCAATTAACTTTGTCAAGTTTTCTTCTAATTCCTTAACATCTTTCTTCTTTTTTTCTGGCAATTTACTAAAATCAGTGTCATCAGCAAATTCTTTAGCCATTTTACACCATTTTTTCTTTGATTTCTCAGTTCTTGCAGTTCTACATTTCACAAAAAAGAATTTTTGTTGTGATTTTGATTGGAACTTTTCAGTTATTTCACGTTCATTCGTACCATCATTATAATCACCAAATCCATCATCAGTTGATGGACCTACTTGATGAGCGTTTTGAGTTTCGGCATTTTTATTTGGGTTAAGAGTAAATTTTTCAGAATCATCTCCTTCATTTTGAACTGTAATACCACCATCAGCATTAGGTACAATCGATTTTCCACCAGGAATTGGTTGTCCTTTTTGTCTCATTGCTGAAACTTCAGACCCTGAATATGTGGTTGATGTTGTGGTTGATGTTTGAGCTTCAACCAATCTTGAATATAATAAACCAATCTGAGATTCATTCAAACCTCTTAGGGTATTGTAAGTAAAACCATTACTTACCAATTTTTCTATTTTTGTACCAATGTTAGACATGTGTTAAATTTTTTTCAAATGTTAATATAATATCCCTTTCATATAGTTTTGTCATAACATCTTCTTCACTGTCACCATAATGAAAAACCAATCTTGTGTCTTCTTCATTATAGTATTCGTTTTCAATGTCTTCCCACGATAATGCAATTACTTTATCAACTGCGTCGTAGAAAGAAAAAAAGTCAGAGCTCTGAATAACGTTAAGTTTTATTTTATCGTTTTTTAGAACTCCAACTTTCGTTATGTAGTCTATATGAGGGGGTTGTGGATTTCCACCTGCTGGTGATGATTCCCAATCTTCGCCACTTACGTCTTCGTTATCTGAGAATATAAACTCATAAAGGTTGTCACCTCTAAAGTTTGGTCCCAACTCATTAACGAAAACTAAACGGTTCATAGAATTTCACCTTTAGGAGAAACCTTGATTTGTTTTCCCTCGTTTTCAAATATTAAGTTTTTCAAGTTAGTCTTACCAATGAATTTAGCACTTTCATTTTCTCTTAAGATAAATTCAGATGTTAATTCTTGTTCAATAGTTTCTGAAAGATTTTTAATTTCTTCCATAACATTAACTTTGTTTATTTTTTTCTTAATATAAGTTTGAACCTTTTTAGATTCATTCATTTTCTTTTCTTCGGATGTTTCAACAAAATACTTAGATAAAATTTTATCAACTTTGGATTCGTTAAACATTCCGTCCATAATTGCGTTTATCTTAGATTTATAACCATCACTTTCACCTACTTCAGGTTCTGCTGTGATTTCACCACCCATATCTAAATCAGAAGTATCAGGTTCAGTTGGTTCCATACCAATTTCGTCATAACTAGAACCTTCTTCACCACCTTCCTCTCCTTCAAATCTTGATAAGATATCTTCCTTATCAGTTTCGTCCAAAAGATTCAAATCAACTGCTGACAAAATTGAATTAAGAACATACTTAACATCTTCAGAAGTCATTTCTTGTTCAGAAGCATAAGCTCTTAATTTTTGTCCCAATTTACCTGTTAATTTTTGAACTTGCTTTAATGTTACAGGACCTTCATCTCCTTCACCTTCACCACCCATTGGTTCGTCCATTGCTGGTTCATCAGTTTCCATATCATCAGGCATCATATCATCACCCATAGGTTCAGGCATCGTATCATCACCCATAGGTGATGGTGCCGGCATTTCAGGTGATGGTGCTGGCATTTCAGGTGCCGGAGCAGGTGCAACAGGTGCAGGTGCCGGAGCGGATGATGTTGGTGTTTTTAAAACAAACTTTTTTTGTTCACCAAACAACTCGGTTCCTTGTTCATTTTCATTCACTCTATTCAACTCACCAGCAATTAAATTTAATTTCTTTAATGCTTGTGAATAAGAAGAATGATATTTTCTATTTTTCATTGGGTCAATGTAATCCAAAGTAGATTCATCAATACCTTTTTTAACGATATATCCGTTTCTTTCTTTTACAATACCGTACACATTGCCATCGGCAAGTACTCTTGTATAATCGGTTGTTTCGTTTACATTGATTTCTTGTTTAGGTGCTTCACCGTATCTTGCAATTTCCATTATTCTTGCAATCTTCTCGGCTCCTTGAAGTTTTTCACTACCTATTGGTTTTAAATCTGCCATTTTATATATTTTTTAATTTTTATCTTTTATGAGTTTAGTCCATTAAATCCTCCCAATGTAATTGCTCCAGGTTGTGGTGCCAATCCCCTTTGGTTTCCCATCCAAATTGGATTATTTGTGTCAAACGTAACAATATCTCCAACAGTATCGCCTGTACCAGGTACATATCCAACTATAGGCATGTTATAAATACTTACAGCTGCCTCTGTCGGGTAATTAGACGGTGTTGGTGTTGGTGTTGGTGTTGTTGTTGGTGTTGGTGTTGTTGTTAGTGTTGGTGTTTGCGTATTAGTTGGGGTAATAGTGGGTGTCACAGTTTTAGTTGGGGTAATACTTGGTGTCGGCGTTAGCGTAGGGGTAATACTCGGTGTTACAGTGACCGTTGGAGTCACCGTAGGTGTTGGGGTAGGAGTTTCTGTCGACATTATAATTTTTCTTTATAAATATGTTATTATATCAAAATAATTCACCTTCCTCTAAAGAAAGACGTTTATCCATCAAATCATTTTCAAAGTCAAAAAGTTTTTGAAGGTATCCATTTCTTCTTAAAACTTTAAAAGTTAAATTTTCATAAGAATATTCACCCTCCTTTTCTAACCCACTTGTTCTGTATTTTTTAATCTTATCCTTAACTTTTTTAATCATTTGTTTGGCATCTTCCAATTCTTCTTCCTCAGCATTATCAATTACGGTATCAATCATATCCTGTAATTGTCCTACCTTTTGAACTAAAATGTCTTTATCAATATTAACATCTTCTTCTTTCTTTGGGACTGTTTCCCACTCATCATTCATTACAGAATAAACACCTGATGAAAAGTGTGCTTCGTTTGAATCCTGAATATATAACTCAACTTCAAACCCTTTTATAGTAATATTATGTGATGAATTAAATAAGGTCTTTTTTAATTTAAACAATTCTGTATATAATTCTTTTTGTTCTCCAAAATCATTAAAATTAACAATGATGTGTAAATCAACATCTGAATATTCAGACCAGTTATAGTTACATAATGAACCTGTGATGATAATATCTTGAACAAACATATCAACATTAACAAATTTAATAAATTCTTCAGCAATTTC